CGCAGCGTCGTGCCCTAGATCGACTGTCCCGGTGGCAATGCTTGTGGTGCCTGTGTAGTCAACCTCTGGCAGGGCCAGCACACTTGTTATGCGTTGCCCGCTGGTTTCTGCACTTACGTTGTATTCGTCAAGGTATGTTTGTGCCAACAAATAAAATTGGTCGGCGCAATACACGCTTACCGTGTTAAGGCCGCCCAGCTCGAATGTGTAGTTGTAATTAACTATGTAGCCGACAAATAGGCGCTCTGCGACGTTGCTGGCGTTGTAACGGCTTAAACGTACCTGCCGCATAGGCGCTAGACCGGGCTGGTTTAGTGTCGGGTCGTAAAACGGTGATTGCGTGTCAAACGGGTTAAACACGCCGTCTGCGTAAGTGTCGTTAAGCGTAAATGTCATTGTGCCTGCGCTAAATTGGTCACCCTGGTCACGTCGACCCCGTTTAATGTTGACGTTAAGCACACCGTCTGTAACGTCAGCAAAATTGGTAGTACCGTCTAGCACATAGGTTGTGTTGTCTAGTACGCCTGCAACGCTGTCATCTAAAATAAATGCGTCTTGCAAAAACCCTGTGTCAATCTCTAACAGGTAGTTGCCTGATTGGATTACGGCTGCGCCCGGCATTACGCAACCTGTATGTTGGCTGGCCCTGCGCTGCGGTTGTAAGCCCTGATTGCGTTAACCACAGCCTGCCCAATTTCTGCGCTAGTAGACAGCCCGCCCATGACGTTTACCGTTATGCCGCCGCCGCCTCGACCCAATCGGTCTAACGGTATTACGGCCTCTGGGCCTGCCTCACCAATCATGGCAAGTGTTGGCCCGGTCACAATGCCGCCAGCCGCCAACCCTGGTATGCCTTTAAGCGCGCCGCCAACCACGTTGCCCAATGCACCCAAACCGGGTATTTTGCCCAACGCGCTAATTAGCTTGCCAATCAAACTAATTGCCGTAGCAATTGGCTGTATCAAAAACTTGTTAAACACGTCTCCGATTACCTCAACGGCTGCGCTAACAATGCCAAACCGTTTTTCTAGCACAATAAACGCCGCCACAACAGCTGCAATGGCAATCACGATTAGCCCAATCGGGTTGGCTGACATAACAAAATTAAGCGCGGCCTGCGCCACTTTGACTATGACCAACGTGGCTTGGTAAATCTTCATAGCTGCGTTGGCTGCCAACACGGCAAGTGACAGGCCACCAATCACGGCAGCAAACCCCAAAAACAGCCCTGTGTTTTCTTGCGCCCAATACGCCACAGGTAACAAAATGTCCAACAGTTTTTGCATAACGGGCAACAGGGCCGCGCCGATACTTTCTTTGGTTTCGTCCATTTGTATTTTTAGGTTTGCCATACGCCCGGCTGCGGTGTTGGCTGCGTCTGTTGCTGCGCCGCCTGTGGTGTAGGCCAGGCTCTCCATTACCTCGTCAAAGCTTGCGCCGTCTTTAATCAGCGGTATCAGGCTCGCGTCAAGCGCCTTTAAGCCTTTCATGTTGCCGTTGTAGGCCTTGCTCAATGCGTCTGTAACCGTTGTCAGGTCATTGCCTGTGCTGGCGCTAATGTCCAACGCCTGTTGCAACAATTCCTGCCCTAACGTCAGGTCACCTGTCGATTGCACAAGGGTTGCCAATGCTGGGCGTAGCTGGTCGTCGGCGGTTGCCGTAGCGCGCGACAGGCTGCTAATAAACGCCTCATTGACGTCTATGGCCTCTTGGGTTGCGTCAAGCGTTGAGCGTCTAATAACACCTGCTAGTTGCTCTTGGGCGGCTGCGTCCTCTGCAGCGGCATTGGCGGCAGCACCCAGCCCGGCTGCCAGACCTGCGACGGCTGCAGCTGCAGGCAACGCGGCTTTCTTGATTGCAAACCCAGCTTTAGCGCCTGCGCCCTCAAGCGCCTGAAACTCTTTAACAGCCTTGTCTAAACCCTTGCTGTCAAACTCACTAATAATCGGGATGAGTATGCCCATTACAGAATCCGTTTCCCGACAGCGGTCATTACGTCCTCAACGACCTGCCGCATGTTTTCGTTTACGTTGTCGTTGTTTTTGTCGTAGGTAGGCCACATAACGCGCGACGGCGCACCAAACAATGCGGTTAGCGCGTCAATAAACCTGCCGCCCTGCGCGTTGCTGCCACCACGTTTGCCTGCCATGTCAATAATTGCCGCTGCAGGGTTTTTTTGCACAATACTTATTACTGACGTAGATTTTTTGCTGGTGTTGACCTTGACGGTCACGCCTCGACGTGCAGCGGCCTGATCGTACGGCAACAGTTGACGGCCCCGCTGTTGCCAATTACGCGCCATACCCGACAGCAAACGCGCCGGGTACTGTGCTTTCATTGCGTCAGTAGCGGGCTTAACAACGTCTTTGGCGCGCTTGTTAATTTCCTTGCGTAGCTCAGGGTCAAGCTCACGCAGCTCTTTTAGCGCCTCTTTGACACCAAACACGCCTACTGATGTGTTGGTTGTCATTGTTTTGCCGCCTTGTTTAGGACTACTACCACAGTAGTCAAATCCTTAACGTCAAACGGTACATCTGCAGGCCACCAGCCTGTTGCTACCAAAACCTCCGCTAGCTGGCGGCGGTAGCTGCCGCGTCCGTAGGGTTTGGGTCTGTCAGATCGACTGCCTCAATAGACATGTCCGGGTGTGCGGTCAACCATTCTTGCCACGTTGTTTGGGTAATTAAGCGGCCCGACTGCTTAAACATAAAAAATGCCCAGCTCACCATGTCCGACATTCCAATCCCGCGCCCGTCAGTTACCTTGCGGTTTTCTGTGCGCTCCCATTCGGTCACACACAACAGGTTTGTGATCACGTCGACAGGCTCGCTGTCGGGTGTAAGTGTTACACGCAGTTTTACTCTCATAACGCCTTTCTGTCTATTTGGTTGTAGGTCTTAATTATGGGGTTACGTCTGCGCTGTAAACGCCGCCCTGAAACACTACGTCGACGGTTTGCAGCTCGCCCAGGCTGGCGTTGATTACGGGCAGCTCTGCCAACAACGCCCCAGTCAATGTAAAGCCGGGGTTTGTGGCGCTGTCTGCACCGCTCGTTGGCTTAACAACAACGGTGGTGGTTGTGCCGACAAGTGGCGCAAGTGTGGCATACGTTTGCGTTGCCGCGTAGGTCAACAGCAATGTGAGCGTTGCCTCATGGTTGCCAAGACCCTTGACGTAGGTGCGGTCTGTTTCGCCAAACGTGGTGGTGTCAAGCGGCTCAAAACGCTGAATAACGCTGGCGGCGGTGCAAAACCCGGTGAGCGCCACGCTGTTGACGGTGACTACGGGGTTGGATAGGTACTGACTTGTTGCCATGTGATTACTCCTCTGGTGCTGGTTTTACTTTACGACGCTTCGGCGCTGTTTCGGTGGATACTGCTACCGCAACAATAAACCCGCCCTGTAACAAGGCCTCTACGTTGACACCGGGCTTAGGCACAAACACGCTGCCCGGCTGACCGATTAGATCGCTTACTATGCGGTATTCGACTGCGTAGGTCATGTGGTTGTGGCTTGCATTTCTACCGTTAGCTCGTAGGCAGGCAACATAACGCCGCCTATTTCCAGCGTGGTTGGGCGGCCTGCCGTAACAGCCACATCTTTGCTAATAATCAGGGCCGACAGGTTCAGCAAGCTACGCATTGCGTCAAGGTTGCTGGGGCCTAACGTGACGATCTGCAGCGGGTAGGTCATGCGTACTGCGTTGTAGTTAAATGCCGTAAATGATGGCGCGCCAAGCATTACACAGGGCGGCACAAGGTTGCGGGGGTCTGTTACTACCTGCAGCCCGGTTACGGTTGCCAGCGTGGCTGCTAGGTCGTCTAGCGCCTCGTTAAACAGGTCTGTGTAGGCAGGTACAGGCATTAGGCAACCTGTGGGCGGTCAATCCCCAACAGCTGTTTGATCATCGGGGACATGCCAACAACGGGGGCCGTACCCATCTCGTTAAAGCTGGCAAACGTGTCAATGCTGCCCCTAGCCCTGTAGTACGCGCCGCCCAGCATGATTGTGCCTAGTGTTACGTCTCCGCTGGGGCTGGTGGTGGCGCTGTCAAAATAGCCTGCCTCGACCCGGCGCCTAAAGGCAAATGCGTTGGCGGCTAACGCGCAGCTGGTCAAAAACGCTGCGTCTAACGCGGTTGCGGTGCCGATACCTAGCCAATCCTCAATTTGGGCTGCCGTAATCCATGTGCAGGTAACCGTAAACGTGATCGTCCCGGTTGCGGCTGTGCGGTCAACGTCATCAGCGGTAACAGCAAATAGCACCTGATTAGGTACGGGTGTGTCAACGTCAAACAGTAGGTTGCCCTCTGTGTCTGTGCCAACGTAAAGGTATTGTGGCAACGCATAGACAGTAAACGTGCCGTTAAACGGCGCGCCAACGCCTGTAACGACGATTGACCGCCCAACCTCTAGCTCGTTGGGTGTAAGCGTCTGCAAGACCGCATAGTTGTCTTGCAGCTGCTTAAACGTGACCGTGTAGGCGGCCATTAGTAGGCCCCTTTCGGTTTAGGCAATAGCGATTGACTTGAGCATTGAGCTGTACGGAATAAAGGTTGCGACGTAGCCGTAGTAGCTAAACGTGCGACCCAATGTCCCCGGCACCTCGACTGACATCAGCCCGCGTACCTGCTCGTAGAACTCTACGCCAACGGCGCGGCCTACGGTCAACGTGTTGGCTGCAAACGCGCGATCTGCAACAAGGTTTAGCCCAAACGGGTTAAACGTGTTGGCAACGGTTACGTTTGCCGTACCCATGCCGTTTATGCCCATAAGGCCTGCGGCACCTGTGTACGGGAATACCGGGCGCTTGTCGCCGTCAAGCTGGCTGCCCAATTTTTTCCACACGTCAGGCGAAACAAACACGGTGTCTGGCAAAAAGTTTGTTGCATCTAAAATGTCGGTTGCTGCGTCGTAGATTGCGCTGATCAGCGTTGACGGGTCATTTGCGGTAACTGTCCACGTCGAACCTGACGCGCTGTCACCGTTGGTGATTGCGTTGCAGGCAATTGCGTCACTC